ATGTGACTATATAGTACAGGAATTATGAAAACTATGAGATCGAAGGCGTTTTTTGTTAATGGTGGAGCGGGAAGAGTGATAAGTTCTATCCCTGCTTTTGAAAAATATGCAGAGACTAATGATGATTTTATTATAGTGTGTGAGGGAGGAACCGACTTCTACAAGGGACACCCGACACTAGATGGAAAGGCCTATGATCATTGGCATAAGAATCTTTTCCAAGAACAAATTAAACACAGAGATTGTGTAAGTCCAGAACCATATAGAAATTGGTATTATTATAATCAAAAATGTAATTTGGCACAGGCCTATGATATGGAAATCAATGGGTTAGATGAACCTAGAGAATTGCCAAAGCCAAAAATTGAACTGAATAAGATGGAGGTTATCAGTGGTTTTAACATTGTACAAGAAATTAAATCAGTAACTAAAAAGGATAAAGTTATAGTTGTTCAACCATTTGGTAGATCTATTTCTCAAATGGGTGAGTTTCTTGCAGATCCATCTTCAAGAAGTATGCCTCTTACTGGTACATGTGATATAATAAATCAACTCAAAAAAGATTACGCAGTAATTATTATGAGTGAATATCATTTTTCTACAGAAGAGGATGAGGAAAAAAGTAGATATCCTGTAGCAAGGCCTCAGATCCCAGACATGAGAACATGGGCTGCAGTAATTGAAGTTGCAGATCATTTCTTAGGATGTGATAGTATGGGTCAACACATGGCAAGAGCTCTTGATAAGACTGCTACTGTGGTAGTTGGTTCTACATATCCAGAAAATATTAGTTATCCTGGCCACAAAGATTTTGATATTATTGATGTTGGAGATGGTCGTAGAGAGTATGCACCAATTAGAATCACTCAAGACGAAAGAGTTGATAGATTCAATGATCAGGCTATGGAACTTGACAAGAATCAAATCAAACAGATTTTAGATTCATGTAGAAAAAGACTAGGTAAACCAAAAGTATTTACTGGCACATATGTTCCAGTTCAACAACAAGACACTGGATCATGTTCAACTCCAATGCAACCTCAAACTCAGCAAGTGCAGGCACCAAAGGATGCTTTCCAACTTTCTGATGGTTCAAAGAGAGAACCAATAGGTACAACACCTATGATGACTGGTGCTCCTAAACCTACTTTTACTTTGAATAAACCAAAACCAAAACAAAACAAAGGATTTAAGAATCTGTTAAAATCGGATAAACCAACAATCGATATTGAAACAAAATAATGACTCAATGGATTGCTGCAATTGCTAGAGGTCATAACTCTGGCATTTGCCTTTTAAAAGATGGTGAACTTGTCTTCTCTATAGAAGAGGAAAGATTATCAAGAAAAAAATATGACGGAGGCCCTCTAGCTTCCATGATCAAGATATTGGATTATACCGATAGACTTGATTATCTTGTAGTTGCTCATACACAACCATTACAACAAGCTGGAAGTAATGATTTTACAGGGGAGCCAATATATGTTGCTCTTGCAAGGAAACTAGGACTTATTGATCGTAAAGCAGATATTTACAAACATCCACAAGTAGTAGATTATAGTCATATTCACCATAAACTTCACTCTTCTTGTGCTTTCTTCAGATCAGGATTTAAGAGTGCTGTTTCTGTGATAGTAGATGGTGCTGGAACTTTTATTCCCATGCAAATAGATGGGGATGAGGTAATGACATGGGAATTGGAAACTATCATTCAGTGTGCATATCCAGATAAATTTAAAACTCTCTATAAACATCAAGGAGGTAGAGGGCCATGGGGTGCTCAGAGATTAGAGAAGTTTGACTCTGAAAGAGAAGATGAAGAAGGAACGCACGAATTAATATTAGATGATTCTGCTGGTATTGTAAAAGCATATGAAGCCGTGACACAATATTGTGGTTGGGCTCCTATTGAAGCTGGTAAAACTATGGGACTATTTCCATATGGACAACAGAACTTAAAGATACCTGACATCTATACTGATTACGATGGCATGAGTGATTGGTCTACAACGAACAGGGATTTGATTGTACCTACTTATCCAAATGGTGCAGTAGTGAATTATGGTAGATTTACTGAACTTAGAAATCCACCTAATTTAGGAGTGGGTGACGATCTAACAAAACTACAAAGTCGTAGAGACATGGCATATGCCATTCAAACTGAATCAGAACAAATGGTATTAGATTTGATTCGTAAGGCAGTAGAGATGAGTGGTGAAAAAAATGTCGTTTTATCTGGTGGGTATGGATTGAATTGTGTTGCAAACTATTGGTATCTTGAGCAATTAAAAGATGAAGGTATCAATCTATTTGTAGAACCAGTAAGTAATGATGCTGGAACAGCAATAGGTGCTGCATATTGGCATTATCAAAAAGTAAGTAAGAATACAAAGGTTCACCCACCAATCAAAGATTTATATTATGGCCCTGAGTATGAATATGATAAAGAATATATTACAGACCTTGCAAATTATTATGATGCAACTAGGATATTTGAAGCGGATCATGAAGATGCAATAGATTTAATTTCTAAGAAAAATATTGTTGCAATGTTCCAAGGTAAATCTGAATCAGGGCCTCGTGCATTGGGTAACAGATCTATCATGTATGATCCTAGAGATCCAAATGGTAAAGATCATGTGAATACAATTAAACGTCGTGAATATTTCAGACCTTTTGCTGGATCAATATTGAAAGAACATGTACATGATTGGTTTGATCTTCGTGGTATGGATGACACACCATTTATGATGTACGCTGTTAAATGTCAAGAAGGAATTAAGGAAAAGATTCCAGCAATTATTCACGTTGATGACACATGTAGAATTCAAACAGTAACAGAAGATGTCAATCCTCACTATTATAATTTAATTAAAGCTTGGTATGATAAGACAGGATGCCCTATTATTTTCAATACATCCTTTAATCTAGGCGGAGAACCTCTTGTAGAGACCCTAGACGACGCTCTGAGGACTCTCGCAAATAGTTTGATAGAATACCTCTATCTACCTGAGTATGGTCTTATGATCGAAATAAAGAACTAATGAAGGTTGTAAAGAGACTTATTATTGCTGGTGGTGGAACGGCTGGTTGGATTGCTGCATCTTGGTTTTCAAGAAGATGGGGTAATAGAATGGAAGTCGTTGTTATTGATAAGTCTGAACCAGAGAGAGTTGGAGTAGGAGAAGCGACTTTACTTAGTTTTCCTAAAGTCATGAGAGACATGGGATATCAAGAAAAAGAGTGGATGAATGAGATAGATGCAACATTTAAAGCTGGGATATTATTTCCTGGCTGGGGTAAAGAAGATAATTCTATATGGCATCCTTTTGGATATGCAATTTTAGGTGATGAAGATGATCCAAGTATAGTAAGAGTTCCTATATGGGATGCTTGGTCAAACTATCAAGATGAACTTGAGATTAAAAAAATATCTGCATTGTATTCTACTGCAATGTTGAACAAGATCGAGCCTGATGAAATTGGTTCTAGTTATGCCTATCAAATAGATTGTGGTAAGTTAGTCCAGTTTTTACAAAAAAATACATCTGAACTTGTAAAATATATTAAGTCTGGTATAAAATCTATTGTAAAGGTAGATGATAATATAGAAAAAATAATATTAGATGATGGGTCAGAAGTAACAGGAGATCTCTATTTTGATTGCACTGGATGGAAGCAATTATTGATGGGTTCAGATAATAATATAGATTTGAGTGATAGATTATTCATAGACTCTGCACTGGCTGGTAGAGTAACTTATGTGGATAAAGATAAAGAGATGCACCCATATACTGATTGTCAAGCAATGGAACATGGATGGAGATGGAGAATACCAACACAATCTAGAATGGGAACTGGTTATTGTTTTAATAGATCTATTACTAGTCCAGATACTGTTGCTAAAGATTTTGTTAAACATTGGGACAATAGAATCAGTGAAGATGATTTAAAATTATTAGATTGGAAACCTCAAAGGTGTAAACAATTTTGGAAAGGTAATGTTGTTTCTATAGGTTTGAGTGGTGGATTCATAGAGCCATTAGAAAGCACAGGTTTAGCTTTGATGATAAGAGGATGTGAATATTTGGAAGAAAGTATGTATAATTGTGTTTATAATCCAGACACAGATATAGATATCTACAATGTAAGAATGATATCATCATTTGAAAATGCTGTTGATTATGTCAATATGCATTATTGTTATTCTGAAAGAAAAGGGAAGTTCTGGGACTATGTTAGACTGTCTCATGAAAAATCTGGTATGCAAAAATACATGGAGGATCAGATAAATGATCCGACTATGAATACCGATCAGAGTGGTAGGTCTGGTGGTTTCTTTGGTGGTGCTAATTGGCATGTATGGTTAGCACAGTTGATGCCAGATGGCGTTCCAAGGAAAACATACTGGTATGAACAAGTAAAAGAAGTAGTTCCAGCTTTGAATAGCTACTTAAATAGACTAGATAATAATGTAAAAAATTCAATACCTCAAAAAATTATACTTAAGGAGTGGTATGGAAATTAAAACTGTATGGTGCAATGGCACCTTCGATATTCTACACCCAGGCCATATTGAATTGTTTAAGGTCGGTGCATCACTGGGAAAGAAACTTATTGTAGCAACAGACACAGATGAAAAGATTCGTCAAGATAAGGGTGCGTCTAAGCCCATCAACAATTTGTGTGATAGAGTTTCCATGTTACAAGCGATAAAATACATTGATGAAGTTTTATATTTTAGTAGTAGAAAAGAATTAGAGGGGTTGATAAAATTGTATTCACCTGATATACTATTATTGGGTGATGATTGGGAAGGAGGAGATGTGGTTGGTAAAGAATATGCCAAAGAAGTCAGATTTCTTCCTAGACTAGATTACTCAACATCGGATATCATTAAAAAAATTCGTGGCTAATGTAATTGTCATAGGTGACAAGTGTACTGATAAGTACATTTTTGGTGAGTGTAGTAGGCTTAGTCCAGAACAACCTGTTCCTGTTTTAGATCAAACTAAAATAGAAGAAAGGCCAGGCATGGCTGGTAACACTGAGTTGAATCTTAAGGCTTTTGGAGTCAATACTGTCTTGCTCTCACAGAGAGAATCTATAACTAAAACTAGATTTGTAGATACCAACAGTGGTTATCAGTTGATGCGTTTGGATGAAACTCCACAAGTGAGTAGGATTGCAAATGCTGAATTGAAGATGGCAATGATGCATATGAATCCTGATGCGATTGTTATTTCAGATTATGACAAAGGATACATTAATGATGATGATTTGTGGCATCTGTGTAATAATTTTAACAGACCAGTGTTCGTAGACACTAAGAAACGTAGACTTTTTCACAAAGATAATGTATTCTGGAAAATAAACAAGAAAGAATATGATCTTTTGGACAAAGACCATCTACCTAACGCTTCTCATCTTATTGTCACTTTGGGAAGTGCTGGTGCTATGTGGTCAGGTATGAAATTTCTACCACAGGTAGTCAAAGTATTCGATGTATGTGGTGCTGGAGATACCTTTATGGCAGCTCTAGTCTACGAATTTTTAAAAACAAAAAACATGCAGAAGTCTATTGATTTAGCAAATAGAGCTGCAGCAATATCCGTCACACATCCTGGCGCCTATTATCTAAACAAAAATGATATTGAATCATTATACGGAGGAGGAAATGAAAGGAATTAGTTCAGCAGATTTAATGCATCATAGATTGCAGGCATGGCTGCGTGAAAATAAATGTAAAGATATAGAATATCTTGGTTTTCTTGAGAGTTACAAGTCAGGAAAAAAAGAACACATGTATAGAATTGGCGAACATGAAGTTCCTGTTGACGCTATTGAAAGTTTGGAAATGGAAGAGGTAGAAGAAGAAGAATGAGATACTGTGTAGATATTGATGGTACTATTTGTAGTCCTACTGTGGGTAGGGATTACCACAAGGCGATGCCATGGTGGGATCGGATTGCTACGATAAATAAGTTGTATGATGAAGGTCATAATATCACTTACTTTACCGCTAGGGGTATGGGTCGATTTGGTGATGATCCAGATGCAAGTGCAAAGGCATCTATTCTATTATTTGATCTTACAGAAAAACAACTTAAAGATTGGGGATGTAAATATCATTCATTGATATTGGGTAAACCACATGCTGATTTCTTTATTGATGACAAGGGAGTGAATTCTGATGACTTCTTTAGGGCCCAGTAGAAGACCTCGTAATGCTCGTGCGGCAGAGCCGATCAAGTATGTGCCGAAGGGATGGGGATATGAAAAATGGATTGCAAATTGCGAAAAATATTGCGGTAAACTTTTGTTTATTGCAAAGGATAAACAGTGTTCATGGCACTATCATAAATTAAAAGACGAAGTATTTTTTATACAGAGTGGTAAAATAAAATTATACCACGGCTGGGATATGGATATAGAAAAGGCAGATATAACAATATTGAATAGAGGTGATAAGTTTCATGTGCCTATTGGTCTGAAACATCGTATGTTTGCATTAGAAGATACTGAATTGTTTGAGTTCAGTACAGAACATTCTGATTCAGATTCACATAGAATTATAGGTGGAGATATGCTTTGACTTCTGCATAATCATGTGGATACCATGAGGTATCTGCACATGTATATTCTTGATACTTACCTTCTAGATGTTTGGGGAAGGGGATTACTTCAATCTCCGCCCCTTCTTTTTTGGCAATCAATTCTGCAATCTCAAGAAATGAGATAGGATTGCCAGTCCCAACATCATAGATGCCGCTCCCTGCCGTATTATCTAGGACGACATCTACTACATCATCCACACAAACAAAATCTCTAAAGGCATATTCAGAGTCTTCAAATATTTTAATTACCTTAGTTTCTTTAGCTTGTTTAGTGAACTTACTAATTGGACTTGCTTGATCTCCTTTATGTTCTTCGCCTTCTCCATATACATTAAAGTATCTAAATCCTTGCACTTGTTCAAACCTATCCATATTATCCAATACCCAGTAATCTACAGTTGCTTTTGATAGTGCATAGAAGTTTAGTGGATTGATAGTCTTCTTTAAATATCCAAAGTCACTATGAATTTTACCATACACAGATGCAGATGAGGCATATTTGACTGGGATGGAATATTCTATTGCTTTCTCAAACAGTGCAATAGAGAACTCCACGTTATACTTGTGAATTTTATTTACATCTGTTTCTGTTGTGCTCGATATAGCTCCTTGATGTAGAATCATCTCTACCTCATCCCACTTATCATATTGATTTAAGAAATCAAAAGCACCACTTTGTTCAACTCTGTAAAGATTTTCTGGATCTAGTTTCTTTTCAAATGCTTGACCTATAAAACCTTTATAACCTGTAAGAATAATCATTAGAAAAAATGTAGAGGTATGAAGAATGTCTGAACTAATCTGTAAAGATCATCTTCAAAGTATCCTGGCTTGTCATATGCACCATGAAGAATATTGTCAGGGTACATAATCATTCTATTATATTTCATTTCTGCTAAGTGTATTAAGTCCCATGGCCCTACACTATCATCAACAAATTCATTATCCCAAATTCCTTCCTGTCTAGGATTAACTTGTTGCCCTTTATATGTATAAAATCCAGTGCCACCTTTACATTCTTTAGGTTTATTAAGATATATCAGTCCAGCCCATCCTCTACCATTAGTTTCTGGTGGTACATCTACATGAGGAATCCTAACTCTGTCTTTTGATTGAGTTACGTTGACGGAGAATGGAACTTGTAGACATGCCTGATCAAATTGAGGATCTTCTTTCATTGATAATGCATATACATTCTTTGCAATTTGCTTCCATACATCATGCATATGATCTAGATTCATATTCATATCCACCCTAACTCCAGGCACTCCTCCACATATTCTAGGATTGTTTGTGCCTGGGCATCTGAGTGCAAGATTCCTTACCTTATCTGGATTCTTGTAAAAATTATCAATATAAACTATGGGAAATTCTTGCCATCCCATGAGTTCTACTCTTGCTCCCAACTCATCACTGATTGCAAAGGTTTCTTCTTCATTAATAAAATACTTTTTCATATAACTAAATACTTCGGAGACTTATGTGTAAAGGGAATGGCAAAACCTAGTAGTAAAGAT